AGCAGCCTAGTTGAGCGAGGCATATCTAAAAATGCGTCGCTTCGTGTTATCTGCTTATTGAACATTCTGCGTTCTGCCATTTCTTCCTCCTATTAAAATGGAAGTGTATCGTCGTCCACCGGTGTTAATCCTTCTGGAATCCCTTCTCCAGAATCTCCGTTGTCAGATTTCTTTCTTCCGACAAATTCTACTTGTTCTGCTACAACATCTGTTGTATGTCTTGTTGTGCCGTCTTGAGCTTCATAGCTTCCATTTTGGAGTCTGCCTTCAACAGCCACCTTGCTTCCTTTGGATAAATATTTACTGCAATTTTCAGCTTGCCCTCTCCAGACAACAACATTAAAGAAATCTGCTTCTCTTTCGCCGTCTGCGTTTGCAAAGCGTCTTTGAACTGCTATAGAAAATCTTGCTACAGATGTTCCGGAGCTAGTTGTTGCTAGCTCCACATCTTTAGTCAAGTTTCCGATTAAGAAAACTTTATTCATAGACTAATCCTCCAACATAACTCTCATAGATTCTTTAAGTATTGTTAAAGCAATATGTTTGTGAAATTCGTCTAAATTTTTAAGACAAGCAATTAAAGTTCTTGTTCCGCAAGCTGTTGAACAGAATTTTTGCGTTGCGGTGCTATCTTTAGTGTCTTTATTTGGCAAATGAACAACGCCAATAATTGCGTCTGTACGCTCATTTAACATAACTTCTTTTGTTTCATTATCAATAATTGTGATTGTGAATTTGTTTTTATTTTTCTTCATTTCTTCAGCACTTGCAATATGGCTTTTTGTTTCGTTTTTTATAACTTTATCTTTCATTTTAATTTCTCCTTATTTCTTTCTGTTTGCGTATTCCGCTTTGATTGCTTTTGCAACTTCTTTGTCTTTTTGAGCTCTAGCCTTCTTAAGCTTTTCTCTAGTTTGATATTTTTCGCCTAATTTTTTAGCATACTCTGCCTCTGCATAAATAAGCTTGATGTTCTTTTCAAATAAAAGTTCGCTTTTTTCGATAAATTCAGCTTCTGCTGTGCGAATTTTTGCTGATTTTTCGTTTAATCTGTCAACTTTTGCGTTATTTCTTGCAATTTTTAACTTATTTTTTGACTTTTTCTCTTCAATTTTTGCTTCAATTCGAGCTTGTTTAGCTTCTAATCTGTCAATTTCATTTTGATTTCTCATAATTTATCTCCTAAAAATTAAATTTTCTTTGTTCCAATCTGGATATTTTTTTATTAAATATTTTTCGATTGATTTTCCTAGATTTTCTCTAGTTTCTCCGCCACCAAAATCATAGCTATAGTGACAGCTTTGACATAAAGTGACTATGTTTTGCTCTATTCCAAGTCCGCCTTTGCTTCGTGGAATATAGTGTGCGTTAGGCATAGCTATTCGGTTTCCGCATATAATGCAGCGTTCTCCGTCACGCTCCCAAACAATTTTTTTGATTTTTTGAGGAATATCACAAGCTTTACTTCTTTTACTTTTCATATTTCCTCCTAAAAGCTTCGACTTCGCTGTCTCTGACGCCGTTTTCGTCAAGCTTTTGTAAAGTGTTTATAATAAGCTGATACATCTCTTTTGTGTTGTATTTTGAAGAGCCTATATAGCATTGATAAATATTAAATTCTTGAGTTCTTCCGTCTTTTGTTTCGACATTTCTAGTTCCCTTAAAGCTGATAGCTCTAAAGTTTTTCCTCAAAGAATCTTCAACCTCTTTCGGAGCTAGAATAAATTCGCTTGCAACATTTGCTTCTTCAAGCATTAAGCAATAGGTTTCTTCTACAGAAGTTTTATCTTTGCTTCCGTTTATTGCTTCAGATAGCTTTGTAAGCAAAAACCATAATGCAGCATTTTGTTCTATACTTCGTCTGGATTTATAAGGCTTAAAGTCAATCTCTAGCATAGCTTCAATTTTATTGCCTTTAGCGTGCTGTTCTTCAAAGGCTAAATTTGCACTCATTTTGTCTACGCCTTTAACAATAAAATTGATAACACAATCTCCGTCTTCGTTGATGTATTTTGAAGCTTTACTTGCTAGGAATTTACTCATTATTGCCGCCGTTTTCTAAAGCTGCCATAAGTTCGTCAAATTGTTCGTTTGATAACATATTTACAGCTATAGCCTTTTTGTATTTTTTCTTAATCCACTCTGTCACTTGAGCCATTGTGAATCCGTTTTCTTTTGCCTTTGCTTCAGCTTGTTGATACTTTGAAGGAGTTGCTGGTTTTGCTGGAGCTGCAGCTGGTTTGTTTTCTGGTTTAGACTTCTCTTGAGTTTTATCTTCGGTCTTTGCGTCCGGGTCTTCGTCGTCTGTAGGAACGCCAAGAGATTTTAATAAAACATATCTTTCTGAATAAGTTAGTCCAGAGCCGAAGGCTTTAGATATATCATTTTGTTGCCCGTAATATTGCCAATCAACTTTTTGTCTTTCTTCTGGCTTCTCTGCGTTAATCCACTCATAAGATATTTGACCTATAACAATAAAGTCTGTTTTGTCTTTTCCGTATCCGGTCTTATAATTGAATATTTCGTGAGATTGATGTTTTGTTGCTATAGGCAATAATAACAACTGAAGCTCTTCCATTTTTTCTTTAATAGCTGATAAAATTTGCGTTCCAGATATGTAGGAATAAGAGCCGCTTCCTTCTGTTTCTTTATCTTTAGTGAAGGTTTTTACAACCTTTTTAACTTCGTTGATTTTTTGATAAAGATTTAATCCGGTATAAGTTTTTGTTTCTTGCGTTGCTTCTTGTTCAACAGCAACTTCTTCTTCGATTTTCTTACTTGGCATATTTACCTCCAACCAATTTCCTTTTTCAAATAATAAATTTTGACAAGATTCTTAAATACTCCAAAATACAATTTTTCTTGCTTTGGTGTTATATATTTTTCCTCGAAGCCTTCCGCCTCGTCTCGTCCGATTCTTAAAATTAAAATTTGCTCAACCTTCTTTCCGTTTTCTTTTAGCAAGTTTGAATATCCAGAGACTTGACAAAACTGTTCGTCGTAAATTCCTTTGCAACTCTTAAAGTCTACTAAAGTGAATTTGCCGTCTAATTTACAATAAAAGTCGCAAGTTCCGCCATATTTGTATTTATCTGAAGCATATCCCTTTTCGTTGAATATAGGCTCGATTGTGTGTTTTTTCTCCCAATCCAGATATTTATTAAATCCGATTTGAGCAATTTCAATTTCTTTTTGTGTATAGTCTGATAAGGCTGGTTTTTGTTTTGTGATATGACACTCAACAAGATAGTGAATTAAAGTTCCAATTTTTGCAGCTTTGTCAACATATTTAGTTGAGTCAATTCCTTCTAGCCCTAATCTGTTAGCCCACAAGACTAAAGCTGGTTTGTTTAATAATCCGGTTATTGTTGTAGCTCCGGGAACAAGAGTTCCATCTGAAGTGTAGTAGCGTTGATGTGCTTTGCTCATACTTTTAAGCTTGTCCGCCATTTTCGCCTCCTTCGCTCTTTTGAGCTTTTTCGTATAGGTCATTTTGACGCTGTTGTATAGATTCTAAATAGTGTTTTTCCATATCGTAAGCGGTAGTAAATTTTCGAGCGGCTTTATAGATTAGCTCCGTTTCTCCGCTTGCGTCGTTTAATAAAGACTTCATAGCAGCAACAGCCAAGATTCTTTCAAGAGTGTGTTCTGATAATCTTTTTCTGTACAATTTAATTTGCTCGTCTTCGTTAAAGTTGATAATTTTTTGATTTTCCATAAAATATCTCCTAAATATTGATTTTTAATTTTAATTTTGTTATAATATTGGTGCGATAGGTTAATTCGCTTGACCGCTTTCCAAGTCCACTTTGGAATCGGTCTTTTTTATTTCGTTTAATAAATCTCTGTAGCACTTCCAAATCCATTGAGTTAAATCTTTGTAGCCGACCTTGCGTAAATTTTCTCTTGCAAGTGTGTTTCTAGCTTCGTTAGGCAATTTAACGCATAAATTGTAAGAGTCTAACTCTTTCGTTTGTTTTGATGTTGTTTTTGCAGATATTTCAGCACTTGCTTTATGTTGGCGTTCAGATGTTTTATAGTAAACTTCGTCGTCTTCGTATATATCTTCAACCTTGCAATTAAGCGATTTGCATATTGCTAACATCATAAGCGGAACGGGAAGGCACTTGTAATTTATTATTTTGCTTATCATAGGCTCGTCTGTTCCTACTTCTACGGCTAGTTCTTTAGCCTTTTTTTGTTGTTCTAACAGAATCTCTCTCAACTTCAAGACGCTTTACCTCCTTTTTATAAAATTCTTCTTTTTGTTTGAATTTCTCAAGGTTGTTCTTGTCTTGAAAAAATTTTGCTATAGCTCCCCCTAGAGAACGACCAAACAACTTTTTTTCAGAGGCGTCGAGATTCAATTCGTTTGATTTTTTTACAACTAAATCTAACATTTATCCTCCTTTGTGTCTTCTTAAGACACTTCTTAAGCAAAAAAAATATTGTTCACTTCTTCCGCAGTCAGCTTATATCTATCTTTAATCTTCACAATCTCGCATTGTTTGAAGTCAACGCTTTCGTTTTTCTTCGCACTTAAAGATTGTGGAGTGATACCTAGATATTTGGCTAGTGTGACATTAGAATCGCCGAACAATTTCATTTTGCTTTCCAACAACTTTTTATTCACTATATCAACCTCCTTTTAATTCGTTGGTGTCTTCTTAAGACACTCATATAATAGCACCTCTAAAAAGCAAAGTCAACTATTTTTTCAAATTTTTTTTAATTTTATGAAAATTTTATTGAATTTTAGGAAACATTATGCTACAATTAAGACACAAAGGAGGTAAAAAGCTATGAAAATGGGCGATATTATAAAGCAATTAAGGCTTCAACATAATATGACTCAAGAAGAATTAGGCAAGCATATTGGCGTCCAGAAGTCCGCTATAAGAAAATATGAAAGCGGTCTTGTTGAAAATATGAAAAGAACTTCAATTCAGAAAATGGCTGACTTGTTCAATGTATCTCCTACCTACTTAATGGGCTTGGAAGATAATTCTAATTATGGAGTCAATAATGGAATAATTGGTAATAACAATCAAAACAACCATATTCACAACGGCAAAGAACTCTCTGCTCTGGAAGACGCAATATTAACAATTTGTAAAAACTTGTCTGATAAACAGAAAGGAGATGTCTTGACTTATGCGACAAATCTTTTAAGCGAATCTAAAAAGGAGGATAAATAATGTTATATACTATAGGAATTATATTATTTATTATATTAGTTGCTGTATTGCTTATTGCGATATACTACTATGAAAACATAGCTATAGCTGCGACAGCGTTTGCTGCAGCAATATTTTTTACTTACATCTCTATAGCTTGCGGGGTTTATGTTATGCTTATAATTCCGGCTGGCTGTTTAATTTATGGAATTATTGCAATTAAAGACAATCCTCCAAAGCGTAAAAGGAGGACTGATAAAAAATGAAGAAGGCTGTAATTTACGCTCGATTTAGTTCTCATAGCCAAACAGAACAATCAATCGAAGGTCAATTAAGAGTCTGTGAGGAATTTGCAAAAAGAAACGATATTTTAATTTTAGATACATATATAGACAGAAAAAAGACCGGACAGAACGATATTCGTCCAAACTTTCAGAAAATGCTTCGTGATAGCAGCAATCGTCAATGGGATTATGTTATTATTTACGCCATAGACAGATTTGCTCGTGACGACGGCGATTATGGTGCAGATAAAAAACTTCTTCGACAAAACGGAGTAAAGATTCTATCCGCAACCGAAATAACCGGAACAAATGCAGACGGAAGCGAAAACTTAAGCGGAATCTTAACTGAAGGCTTGCTTGTCTCTCTTGCTAAATACTACTCCAGAGAGTTATCAAAGAAAGTAAAGAGAGGTCAATTTGAATCAATCCAGAAAAAACTATTTTTAGGCGGAGCTGTTCTTTACGGATATGTTGTAGTTGATAAAGAAATTAAAATAAGTCCTCCAGAAGCTCAAGTTGTCAGAGAAATTTTTGACGCTTATGCAAACGGCTTGACAGCTAAAAATATAGCCTTCGATTTGAAAGAGCGACAAATAACAAATAACAAAGGTCGATATTTTTGTGTTAATTCAATAATGAATATGTTAAAAAACAAAAAATATAATGGCGTCTTTGAGTATGGCGACTATTATGTAGAAGATTATTATCCTAAAATTATCGACGACAAGACTTTTGATATTGTTGCAAGAAAAATTGAAAAGAATAAACGCTCTCCGGCTCGTATGAAGGCTTATGAAAATTATCGTTTAAGCGGGAAGCTTTACTGCGGGCATTGTAAATCTTTAATGACGGGAGAAGCTGGAACAAGCAAGTCTGGAATTGTACATCATTATTATAAGTGTTTTGGCAAGAAAAAACACAACGGCTGCAAAAAATTATCTGTCAGAAAAGACGAATTGGAAAATCTTGTTGCAAGTTTAGTGTTAAATCATATTTTAGCTCCAGACAAAATTCTTGACACGATAGAAAATATTGTTATAAGCTACAACGAAGATATTAAAGAAGACTGCGAAATAACAATCCTTAAGAAAGAGCTTGCAGAGAATAATAAATTTATCAATAATATTATAACAGCAATTAAAAACGGAATTATAACAGAATCGACTCAAAAAGAGCTTGTTGAGCTTGAGGATAAGAAAAAAGCTCTCAACGAAGCTATAGCTAAAAAAGAAGCTGAAGAAGACTTTGTTTTAACTAAAGAGAGAGTTTTATTCTACTTTGACGAATTTATTAAAGATAGCTTAAGCGACGAAGAAGCTAAAGATATTATTATAGAAAGACTTGTTAATAAAGTTATTCTATATGATAATAAAATTACGATTGTTCTTTATAATAAGGACGACCACAGCTTTGACGCCGATATTGATATGGTGGAGGATTTGTGTTCAGATTTGACACAATCCGCTCCGCCAAAGTCACATAATCCGAACACTATTTATACTAAACATTTTATAGTGTTGGATTATACATTTACTCAATGAGCTTAAGGCGGCTTCCATTTGAGAGAGAGTTGACTCAATTAAACCTAAAAAAGCAAGGAATTATCCTTGCCTTTTTTAGTATCCACAATATTTTAGTAAAGCTTCTTTCTCTGCTCTAGTCATATTAAGCCTTTGAATATAAATCTTAACTTTTGATTTTCCAACTGCGTTTTTGTAGCCAAGATAGCCCATAACCATATATTTTTCTGCAGCTGATAAATTGAGTTTTGAAATATAATCTTGTACTTTTCTCTTCCTTGAGCCAGAGATTGTATTGCCCTCTTTGTCTTTGTCAGATTCTATAGCTCTCGCTGTTTTTATAATCAAGGCAAGCTCTTCGATTGGTATAGCCGCATAGAATAGCTTGTCTTTTTCACTTGCAACTTCTTCTCCGGTCAAGTCTTCTAAAGCTAAATCATAATAATAATCATAAATAGCCTTGATAGCTTTTGCTTGAATTTCAGCTTCAGCATTTCTAAACGAATTAGAATTTACCATAGCTTTAATAGGAGCATTTGCTTCTTGATAAACACTTCTGAAGCGGTTGCGTTGCGAATTAGTAAGAGTTATAGTCTCTCCGTTTAGAGTGATAGTTTTCCCTACAGATTTAGGGAACACACTAAAGCCTTGAACATACAAGTCCTTTAAGATATTTCTTAACTCTCTGTCTTTAACCGGAATTTTTTCTTCGGTTAAGAAAGAATCCAGAATTGTATCTGCAAGCTCGTCGTCTCCGCTTTCGATTGCCTCAATAAGCTCTTTTGTGTAGCTTGAGGTTGTTCCGTCATAGAAGAACTTCTCATATTTATAAACTCCAGAAGGAGAGAATTTTTCAATAATTCCTTTGCAATATGTTTCCAGATTGCGAAGAGGTATACCGGTCATTTGAGTTATTCCTAAAAGAATTTTTCTCAATTTGCCATTGATTTGAGCTTGGTCGTAAGCTTTTCCAGAAGCCAACAAGTCAATGATATTATACATTTCCTTGAACGCCATAGCTGTATTTGATAAGCCGGTTTGCACCATATTCGACACTTCATAGCCTTGTAAGTAAGTGTAAACATCTTTAACAAACGGAAGCATACCGATATAATTCTCTGCAAAGTCTGTTAAAATTGAGTTTATTTTTTCTTCGTCGTCGTCTTGACCTTTAACCCAACGGAATAATTGAGCAATAAGAGTCAATATAATCGAATCAACAACGACCGCAGCTATAGCTCTTGTTGCTTCTTGTTTTGCAACCTTCATTAAAGCCTTAGCTTCAGCTACCGTGTCTGCGTCTGCAGATTTTAATTGAATCCTTGCAACTCTAATTTTATCCACAGCACTTGTTAAAAGTGAAAATTGTTGTAAAGGCTCTGACATAAACATTGTTGACAACTGCAAGAAAGAGTTTTGTTCTCTTAAAATTGCTGGTCTATATAAAGCCGTGTAGTTAGATTGTGTCTTTATCACAGCTTCTTCTGTAAGTTTAGCCGCCGCCTTATAATGCTCGTCGCTGTAGTTTTCATAGCTTGAGCTGTTTTTTGTTTGTTCCAGACAAGCGTTCCAGACTGCACCACAAATAAATTGGTCTATCTTGCCTATAGGAGCTGTTGTTATATCTGTTAAAGCGTCTATCTTTCCTAAAACGCCCGTGCCTTCTTTTAACAATCCAACATCAATCGTACTTCCTTCTCTGAATCTTTCATAAAGCATAGGAGCGTATTGAGTTAGAATATTATAATCGGTCTTTTTAGCTAACGCCATACCGAAGCCCTTCATAAGATTTTTATATTTAACGCCCACAGCTGCAGCAGCTGGAAGAGAAACAAACTGACTCGCTAATACTTTAAGATTTAATCCTAAAGCAGCTTTAGCTCCTAGTCCTCTAATCTTGCTGACAAGCTTGTCAATACCGCTACGCTGTTTTATATTGCCTTGCAAGTCTGCTAAAAGCTTTCCTACATAGTCTTCAAAGCCAGAATCAACTTTCGCTATTTCTGTGCGTAATTTTGAGCCATTTTCAAGCTTCTTGTTATAAATCCTATTAAAAGACTTAACCGGGATAGCTAGTCCGTAGTAAGCCGCCATTTGTTTAGTGTGTCTGTTTACAATATCAAGGATATTTTCAACAACAATCTTATTTTTAGCGTTAGGCTTAACATCTTTATTGAAGGACGGAGAATAAACGCTAAATAGGTCATTAAAGCTTAAGCTTTCATTTCCTACTTGTTTGTATATTTCGTCACTTGCAACACGGATAGGAATATAGTTTTCTTCTCCAACATTTGAGATTCCGAATAAAGCCATATCCGTATCGTGCTTCGCAGTTCTAGCTATTTCGTCAAAGAATTGTCTAGTTAGTTCAATAAACTGCTTGTCAACTTCGGTTAAGCTGTTTTCGATTTGTGTTATTGTCTCTGGAGTGATAGAGAAGTCTTCGCCCTTGTTTAGAGCTGTTCTAAACTCGTTTTTGCTTGCGTATTTTTCGTTAGATAATCTAACAACGCCAGCGTCTTGAGTTTCATTTGTAAATAAGTGAGTTAAAGCTTGTTTTCTTAAAGATAGCATATATAAGCTTATCATTTGACCTTTAGAGAGTTTTTTGCCGTCTATCTCGATTGTTTGTTCTCTCCATTGTTTTACAAGCTTTTTATTTTCCTTGAAGAAGTCTTCATAGTGTTTAGCAACTTGCATTTCAAATAAAGCTTTTTTGTCAACACCTTCTTGAAGTTCTTTGAAGACTTTTGTCATAAAGCCGTCTTTTCTGTAAGAGCTTAATCTTTCAAATCTCCATACCGGAGCTTGAAGCCAGCGTGTAAATTTAGACACAGCTCCCGTGAAGCCTTCGTCTTTAACCTTAATAGCTTTTTGAGTTTCTTCTATAGCTTGTTCTGCAAGTTTCGTGTCGCTTTGATTTCTTCCTTCAAAGAACACTCTGTCGTAGTTTTTAACATTGTGGATAAAGTTTCTTAAGATTAAATCCAGATTCTTTAATTCTGTTGTTGTTAATTCTCCACGATTTCTTGCAATATCTTCTATAAGTTGAGCTGTTGGATTTTTGATTCCGTCAGCTTCATTTGCTATCAATTCATAAAGCTTCTTGCCTTCCACATCTTGAGCATAAGTGTTCATAATTTCACGAACATTGTTAGCAAGATTTCCTCTCCAAGTCTTAATTTTCTTTAATAAAGAGATAAATTTAGTCACTTCTGGAGCAAGCTCAATATCTGCAGCTTTATATTTTTCCAGAGCTTTAACTCTGTCTATCGTTTCAAATAAATTGTTAATAGCCTTGTTTCTTTCTCTGGTATCTTTAAGCTGTTCTGTAAGAGCTGTAATTTTTCTTTGATATTTTTCAATAGTTTTAGCGAATCGAGTTTTTGTTCCATAGTTATCGAAAGAAAGTAAAACCTCTCTAGCTATATCTTGTTTTAATTGTTTCAATTCGCTTTCGCTTGCAAGTTCCTTCATATAGGATTTTTTATTATTTTCAACAACTCTTTTGGCGTGGTTATATCTCTCAACAAAGTCGATAAACATATCTGCGTCGTTAATTATGTTGTTGTCTGTAAAATATCCTTTTCCTTGAAGTTCTGCAACAGCGTCAAAGATTCCAAGTTTAATTCCGTCTTTTCTAGCTCCCCAGCTGTTAAAGATTCCTTGACTCTTGTCGTCAAATCTGTGTCTGATTTCGCTTTTAATTGAGTCAATAGCTATTTTCTTTTTATAGTCGCTGAAGTCACTAATTGTTTGAGCCGCCATTTGATATTCGGTGTTGTCTTCCCAGATACTTTCTGCTGCAGCATTTTCGATTAAGAAGTTTGCAACATCTAAAGCAGCTCCAGCCCTAAAACCTTCGTCTTTTGAATTTAGAATTATCCACAATTTGTCAACAATTTCGGATTTCTTTGCTCCAGACATACTTGTAAATATATAATTTTCAGTATGAGCGTCACTTAAGATTTTGTTGATTATTTGCTCTGCTTCAACTTTATTGTAAACTTTAGCTCTTGAAGCTTTTGCTGTTTCTTTGCGGACTTGACCTCTGGTTAGAGCAAATTTAATATCTTCCGGCAAGCTTTTAATTAGCTCGCTTCTGCTGGTTGTTGAGCTTGTATATAGCTCTACCTTGATTCCGTTGTCGGTAAAATATTGAATAATGTCTGGGCTTGTGTCTGCCGGAGCAATAACTTCCACAACCTCGTCAAATCCGACGGCTCGTTGAGGTTTTGCTTCAAAATAATTTGTAGGATAGTCTTTTAGAGTATTGAAAAACTCTTGAATTTCTCCTATCAGTTGAGAGTTTGGCTCTGGTTGATTATAATCTTTGAAAACATATTTTATAGTATATTCTGTTCGACTTGTTTTCGCCATATCTCTTAACATATCTGCAGCAATACCAATATCATTATGAATCTTTCCACATAAAGCATAGAAAGCGTTGCTCGAAGCTTCTTTTAATTCTTCCATTTTTTCAGCCGGAACAATTAAATCTTTTGAATTTTTTATTTCTTGCAAGCTTTCAAATTGAGTTGCTAATAAACTTCTTATGTTTCCTACGCCATAATTAAAGCCTTCAGAGTCTTGAACAGCTCCGCACATATAATCAACCAAGCTTTCAAGCGTAAGCTCTTCGTGTAGCTGGTTAAAGCTTCTTTGATTTCCATATCTGTCGTAAAACTCCTTATTATTTCTAAAATAAGAGCCTTCGTCATATTCTTTTAAGAAATTATAAACATAGTTATAAATTGCTTTATCTTTGCCTTTTGTTAGCTCGTTTAGCTTGTTTCTGGTTTCTTCTGTATTTAGTACAAGTGTTCCTTTCTTTCTTGCATACTCTTTAGCTCTATAGATGTAATTATCAACCTTTCCAAAAAATAGATTTTCGTCAATTTCTTCCGCCATTTTAGCGTAAGAACGCTTAAGCCACTCTTTTGTGGAGGTTTCAGACAATCTTAAATATTCTGCTTTAAGCACCTTCGCAACTTCTGGAAGAACTTCGTCAACAATATAGTCGGTATCGTGTTCCCCGCTATCCAAAACACTTTTGAACTTATCAATAAGCATTTCGTAAACGGCTTTGTCTGTTTCGTTTGCTACATCATAGTATTTGTAAGCCGGCTCAAACTCTATTCCATTATCTTTTAAGTATTGATATTTAACATAATCTTCTCTGCTAAAATAATCTACAGCGTTAGCTATAGAGGTGTCTTCAAAATGCTGTTCCAGAGAAGAAGCTCCTCTTTCTTCATTAAACAATTTCATTGCGTCAACAAATTTATTGTGAAACATTTTTGCTGTTTTTTCTGCAAATTTATTCACAACTTTAGGGAAGCGTTTAGAATAAACATCTGAACTGAAGACTTTATTGTCTTCATTTTCTGGATTGATTGTGTCTTTGGAGAATATCAAACTAATATCTCCAAAGTTTTCGTGACCGGTTGAATCTTTTATGATTGCCAAAGAAGGCACAGCTAATCCACCAAGCTCAATAGACTTGCGAAGCTTGTCTTCTGTTAAGTTGTGAACAACGACCAAGTCTTTAATATCCTTATTTTTGTTTATAACATAACGAATATCGTCGTTGATTGTTGGATTTATATTGCTTGTTTCTTTGATTTGATTTGATTCAAAAACAACATAGTATCCCTTTTCTTTGTTTACAATCCCGTCATATCCTTGTTCTTTTATAATTGATAACATCTTTTTAGTGTCAACACGGTCTCTGTATCTAGCATTATATAAATAGCTATCAATATCAAAAGTGCCATTAAACAAGTCTCTTAATTTAGAAATAACTGACGATTTGTGAACAAGGTCAACTTCAAGAGGGTTTTTCATATTTAAGTACGCCTCTATAACACGACCTTTTTTGTGAGCATAACGCTCCGCAGCTTCGCTTTGTGAGGTTGTGAAATAAAATCCTTGACCTAATAATCCGGTTGACTTTGATTTGTTAATATCAAATACCGAGAAATCCTCGTGAGTTGTTCCGTGATAAACAACAAGCAAGTTGCCTTCGCTATCCCTAACTTTGGAATCTTTGAAGTATTTAGCTTGAGCTGGAGATAGTGGAGTTCCTTCGCTATCTGACTCTACGCCTTGAGCGTATTTTAAGTCTCCAGAAGTCACGCCAGAAGGTTTAGCTTTTTTATTGAAAGCCTTAAACATATCTGTTATAGCTGAATTTACTTCTTCAATATTTGCAAATCCAGCTTGAGTTCTTTTTGCAACAATATCGGCAATAATCTCTTCGTGAATTTTTTGTTCGTTGCCGTTGTAAACTTCTCCATAAGCTTCAGAGTAAGCGTCGTTTAATTCTGCAAAGTCAGCAATATAAATATTTCTGAAAATTGCGTCTTCGACATTTTGATAAGCTTCTGGATTGACAGCTTTTATATGGTGGACGCTTTCGTGTATACTTGCAGCAACTATTTCCGATTCAGAAAGAGTTGCGTCTGAACGCAAATACATTGTGTTGTTTTTGCTATCCATAAAGCCGTCAAAGCCGCCGTCCACATCTTCAAATCCCGGAGGAACGGCACTTCCGTCGTAAAATTCGACATCAACAGCTAAATTTTTCTTAATAGTTGAAGCTAGTTTCTTCTCAAATTTATCCCAATCTTTATGGTCTATTTGTTTGATTTTGACTTTTCTAACTTCTCTCTCTTCTGTTTGAATAGTTCGAGAGATTTTTCTTTTGCTTCCGCTATCTTCTCTTTGTTCGGATTCTCTTGACTCTTCTTGAAGTCTTCCATTTTGCTCAACGGAATCCTTACTTTCAAGCCATTTTTCGCCTTCGTTTGGATATAGATTTCGTCCTTGTTCTCTGACATTATCAACTTCTCCTTTTTCTTTATTATAAATATCTCTAACAATATTGTCAACTCCTACGCCTCCGAAAGAAGCTTCCAAGGCTTGATTATAAAGCTTTGTTGCTTTAGTTAGGAATTTAGACACTTCGATTTGCTCTGCGTTGCCTTTAGAAAGTTTAGCTGCCTTATTTTTAATCCAGCTAGCCAACTTCTTTAGAACGCTAGGCTCTTCTTGAGTAAGTTTTGTGATTTGCTCTGTGTTTGTAAACAAGTTTTCGCTTGTGAATCTTGCAACAACTTCTGTTAAAGTGTTGTATTGAGCAATATCTTTAATTCTTCCAACAATTTCGTCAGAAAGTTTTTGCTCGCCTTGTTTAACTGCGTCTTTAACAAGCTTTTCTGTGTATTTGTTTATTGTGCTATCGTAAAGCTCGTTAATATCTCCATAAGCTTTTTTAAGAGTTTCATTGTTTGCAATTTCTTTTAGCACATAAGAAGCATATTTGTTGTAAGCTTTTGTGCCTTCCAGAGAGTGAGTCATTTCATATTCTACCAGAGCTTGAGAAGCATTTGCGTTGTAATTTATGTAAAGAGTTCCGTCTGCGTATGCACTTTTGATTTCTACGCCGTTAGAGTCTTTTCCTAAAGAGCTGTCTGTTATAACAAAGTTAGAACGAATATTGCCTTTGTTGAGCGAGTTAAATATCTTCTTCGCTTCAATATGAGCCTCTGTTAAAGCTTTGGTTGTTGGAGCGTAAAGCAAAGATTTTTCCTTGCCTTGAAGGCTAGGAGTGTAAGCCGCTTTATTATAACTTGCAACCGCATTTTTAGAGCCGTTTTGCTCTGTGTTGAGATTTTGTTCAACAATCGTGCCGTCTGCATTAAATAAGCCCTTGTAGCCATAATTTTCAAGCTGATTCAATAATTTTGTTCTGCTCTTTTCGTTTGCAGTCCTTAATTCTTTACTGATGTTCTCATAAAGATTTTGTCTAGCTATTGTTATCTTTCCGACATTTGTGTCGTCAAGTTTATCGTTAGCCCACAAGTTCTCTTCTTTTTTAGCCAAGCCTTCAAGGTCTTGCACGCTCTCGCTTATGTTTGCAGCTCTTCTTCCAATTCTTCCAGCTGTTTCGCCATAAACAACAGATGTACCAGCACCGACCAAAGCTGAAGTTCCGATATTTTTTAAGTGTTCTTTTGTTAAGAAGTCGTCAAAAAATCCTTTATCCTTATAGATGTTTTGCAAAAGAGGATTTACGAATTCTGAAGCAGCTTCTTCGATACCTTCTTCAACAGCATTTCTAGCGATTCTCGCAAATCCTTTCTTTGCTGTATTTTTAGCAATATCGTCTAAATAACCTTTACCAAAGATATTTTTAGTCGCTCCTCCGAACATTTTTTCTGTAGCAACTTCCACAGCTCCGCTAGCTATACCATAGCCCAAGCCTCCATAATAAGAAGCTCCGTCATTGTAAGCTTCTTCTGTTGCATTACCGGCAGCCATACCGGCAAACATAGCCATACTAACGCCTTGACCTACTCCCGGAATTAAGTTGACCGCAACAGCCGGCAACATTTGACCGACGCCACTTGCAACGCTTTCCAGAGTTTGACCAAACCAGCCGTCATTAGTGTATGAATATTTTGTTAAGTCTTGTAGAGGGTCGCCTATATGAGTTCCTACGAAGTCATAGGCAATATGGTCTTGCACATCTTTTTGAAAATCTTTACTGAAAATCCCGCCAACAGCACCAACCAAGCCAGCACCCAAATCATAGATACCTTCAAGCCCTTTTAACGCTCCCGTCACAACATTAGAGACTAAATCGCCAATAGTAGAAAAAGCACGA